CCTTGGACCAAGCACGTTCGAAATGGCTTGCGTCCAAAAGAGTTCGAGATCTCGGAAATACGGAGGGGTCTCCAGGTTGTTTATACCTGTGGCTTGACTAGCCAACAAATAGGGGCTGAGTATGGGAAAGCGCTGCGATTAGTCGAGCGTGAAATGGACGATGGTGATCAGCTCATTGTGGTCGAGGACGATCAGAGTCGTTTCGACCTGCACCTTCTTGAGGGTCCATTTTCATTCCTACACTCAATTTATAGGGATAAGCTACCTCGCACAGTGGCATCCCTCCTCCGCAGACGAGTTTCTCAAGGCGTTACGAATCTTGGGACCAAGTATTCCATTCCATATACGATGCAATCCGGGTGGCCGGACACTTCCGTTGGGGATACATTGGTTAACGCCGCCATGAAGTATCGCATTCATGGCATTGGTAGATTATGGATATCTATCATCTGTGGAGATGACAGTGTGACTGTCACCACCAAACGCGAGCTGGAGCGCTGTGGTGGCTTACAAGGCCTTATATCATCCTATGCCGAATATGGGATGGAAATTGAGGCCAAATATACCGCTAACCCATTGTCTGTAGAATTTTGCAGTGGGCGGTTTTACCCAGCTAAAGGGTCTTTCATCTTGATGCCAAAGCCTGGCCGTTTGATGTCGAAGATTTGTTGGGATATGAAGCCGCGGGGTGATGTGAGTAGAAAAGCTTGGCTTAGAGGAATAGCCATTACTCTTGATAACTATGGTAGAGTAGACCCACTATTAAACTCAGTGGGGGTTGGCCTTGATAGTGAACTCGGTTCTGGGAAGATTATAACCGAGAGGAACAATGAGTATAAATCCCAACTGCTAGGTGAGGCTAGTGTTGACTGGATAGACGTATTGGTTTATTATGATGAACATTACGGTATGTCAGAGAGTCACGTACTTCATCTGATCTCCCTCCTCAGGAAGATCCGCATCGGAACTTTGAGTGCCGACCCGCTATTGTATCATATGGCGGAGATCGACATTCAGTGATGCGTTTGCGGCTGTGTCTTCGGTGTTGGATAGCATGATGATGGTCATCACTATCCGACTTGATCCCGCTGACCTACGAAATGGTTAGACGCTGTAGTTGTCACTACCGTGCCGCCTGCGACCTAGAGACGCAGGTCCCTCCTGCAAGAGGAGGGTGGGAGTTTAACCCACGTTAATAAAACTTTGATGGGGCGAC